GTGTCTGTTACTGTAGTAGTATCGGGTCGATATGTTGTATTGGCGAGAATTTTTTCAATGGCCGCAGTCTTGGGAAGTTTGGTAAAAATTTCCCACAGAACGTCAATTGGAAAGGGATTCCCGTTTTCATCATTATAGGCATCTGACAAAGTTTCCAGGCCAGCATTAGCCGCTGCAGTCCTTTCGATTATCTTGTCTCGAGCAGCGTCAGTATCATCACCATAGAGGTCGATAATTGCGTCGATCTTTTCCTGGACGGTTAGGTTTGGATCACTTTCGATTGCCGCAATCTGTTGCTCTTTTGAAGTATGCTCAATGGCCCAGGTATCACCTTCATTTGGTTTGTACAGCGCAACGGTATCACCGTCATTGAAAGTGGCATCCGCACCAGTTACATCACTGCGATTAACCCTTTCGACATCAGTCCCCTCAATCCTATTCCCTTGCTGGTCATATGGCTGATAAACAAAGGAGTCGGTAGCAGCATCGTAAATCCAAGAATAGCTAGACGTTTCAGCGCCCCCGGTAGTATCTGCGCGCCTAGCAACTTCTGCAGCAACCGCAGCATTGACCGTTTCAATATCCAGGTCGAAATAATCAGCCGCTTCTTGGTTGGTTGCACTCCCGCCAATTATAAGGTCATAAACGGAGGCCATCTCCGCGTCGGTATAGGTTCCATCAGCATCGATGTTTGAAAAAACCGAATCAGAGGCTGCATCAGAGGCTGCATCAGAGGCTGCATCAGAGGCCGCAGTAGAGGCCGCAGTAGAGGCATCAGAAGACACCCCATACCGTTTGCTTATTAAGCCATATTGATCGGTATAGTTATCGAGATTGCCCATCCCGGCTTTATAAGTTGCGGCATCGACCGGAACCCCAAAGCTCTCAAAAATGGCCAGCTCTTCAGCATCCGATTGGGCTGCTTGAAGCTGACCCCACATATCATCAATCTGAGCTTGTGTTAGATCGGGGTAGTTACCTAAGACATCACCGACCTCGCCAACCAGTTGAGAATCGGCCTCTGTCCTATTACCGAGAAGCTGGTCGGTTGATGCTCCTGCTGCATCAAACCCCCCGGTGTAACGTGCGTTTGTGTTGGAGCTGCCACTCAGCACCTTAGACGCAGCGGTGTTCATTGCATCTGAGCCAACTGTGCTCCCAACCGTGTCGAAATAATCCTGATAAGCTCGTTGCTGGTCAGCCTGCGCTAAATGCCCGTACATATCTTGGAACCATAACTGTTCCATTGGGTCAGTACCCTTTTCGCCCAACGTGTCTAACCAATCAACGTCAAATTGTGTATTACCTAAACTCGATGCGCTGCCCGGCCTCGTACTGACATTCGAATTAATAACTCTGATGTAAGGCATTACGCAACACTCGTCGAAAGAACACCGGCATCGCTAATCGTGATTTTATAGCGTGTCCCATTAGCAGATTTCAAAATAATCGAAGCAGCGCCTACCTCGATATCTTGCTCTTTTTTGTGGTTCTGAGCATCTGCCTGTTCAATGGTGAACTGATTGCCTGCTACCTGGGGTACATTATACGTTGGGAGAGGGTGCGATAATTTCATCGCCTGGACCCTTCGCTAACGTCTAAACGCATATTGCCAAATCGCCAATCGGAGGCTGAATTGCTACTGACCTTTATTCGAACCTGGCGAGCTGTAAGTCTTACGGAAGTTGGATTGGCCATTGTGTACGAACTTGTCGTTGTCTCTGCCGCAGTGGGATACATCCGGGTTTTGAAAATGACCGAGGTGTCACCCAGGTTAGATTCATCTGGGATCAGCTCTTTCACATTCATAACTCTTTCACCACTTCCCAGGGAGATTGCTCCACTTTCGGCAAATGGTGTTGCACCGCCCCAACTGAAACCTGTTTCGTGCTCGTAGATGTAGCGGTCAGTTGATGCAAAAATTGGGTTTTGAAAAACACCAGAATCAACACCGGATGTTCGAGCCATCGACCCGGTTGTCCAGGTATTGTCCAGGAAATTATGGACAACGTATTTGTCGATTTCGGTTGATCCCTCGCTGGGATAAAACCACCAAATTTCGTTGAATTGTCCGTTAATGACCGCCCAAATTTTACTGCGCTGGGTTTGGTTTAGGTCGTTAAAGACCGCGTCGCTCACATCGCTTTTTATTGGCTCCGTGTATCCGCCATCATAAGTGAAGAATGATTTTTCGCCCATCCAGTAGGCAGCCGTTCCGGTAACTGCAACAGCCTTTGGAGCAATGATTCCGCAGTTTGAGCCAGCACGTTGAGGCGTGTAATAGTAGGGACTCCCAACGTAAGAAATTGCATGCGCGTCGATATCAGTAAGAATTAAAACCTGACCTCGAACAACGATGCCAGCTCGGACCTTTCCATCAGAGGCTAACTCAAACGACCCTGCGCTGTTCGTTGCATCCGGGGTCCAGGTTGTCGGAGCTTCCTGGGAGCACCACTGGATCTTCCGAGGAATTCCCCCAGCCCCGTATGCCATTATGTAACGCTCGTCGGTTACGAGTGCTCCCTGGTTGTTTACTGGCGCGTTGGTCAGAACCGCTGCAACGACCGCTGTATCATTCTCCCAGTAATAGATCTTTCCCTCACCAGGCGTGGTATTTAATGCGATTATATTTTCGCCAAAATTATCTATCGACCAGGTCGTACACGGAATATACGTTTCATTGTCCGGTCTTGCCGTTCCGTATGTTGATTCTCCATAGAACTGAGATCCATAACCTGTGTTTGCAGCGGCGTCTGTGTTTCCAGTTGCAATTCCGACAGGCGTTATGTCGCTCTGATTGCTACCTTCATCATAGACGTATAAATTCGAGGTAGTGCCAACAATCACCCGTCTTGCGTTTGAGTTGTTGTAGTAGGCATGCATTCCCCTGGAGATATCCGAGAACTGAGTCGAGGACATTGTCTGCCAACCGCCAATCGGGCGAAGGGTGTTTTCAAACCAGCGAACCAGATCCGCATCGTACCAACGGCCAGCAGCCTGGTAGATCGTCCCGTTCTTATATAGGCCTGGTGGAATTTTCAGAGTGACAAGAGCCATTAGATCCCTTTGTAAAAAATATGGTTGCCCATTGTTTTAGTGATTTGTCCGCTTATTGCCCATTGGGGATTAACGCCGACAGCATGGTAATGCGTTGCTCCTCCGGTCAAATCTTCACGTTCCCCACTCAACCAGGCGATATAAAAAGCATTGTAAAACGCTTGAACATTTTTGGGATCATCGCTTTTCCCATCGCACCAAAAGCTAAATTGGCAACGATCTCGGATTGGATGGTCTTGCCAGTAGTAGCCTTGTTTGACTACCTGGCAGGCGTCACTCGGATAGCGCGGATCATCTATTCTGTTTCTAACGACTTGCGCTACACCTAATTGGCCTTCAGTTGGTTCGCCTCGGCTTTCGAAATAAACGGCCAAGGCAATGCAGGCTAAACTCATTTACGCTTCTTTCTGTTCGTTACTTTTTTGCCAGTTTTTCTGGCATAGGCAGCGGCAGCAGCTCGGCCTTTTGGTGTATACGAATAATGGCGATTTCCGACTTTTGGCATTATCTACCCCATGTTAAAAATTGTAGCCGCTAGAACAGCGACGATGATCCAAAAAATTCTTTCTGAAAATCGGTTGTTAGCTTTGTTCGACAAGCTCTGAACATTTTTCTCAATCGAGGAAATTTGCGCTTCAATGGTTCTTTGCTTGTGACCAATTGACAGAACTCTCTCTTCCGTGACCTTCGCCAACGGGGAAAGCTCATCAATCTTTTTTTCTAACCTGGCCAGCCTTAATTCGGACACTTCGACTCCATTGCCCATAATAAGGCGCTCCTACGTTACTTTCTTTGGACAATGACCCACAAAACTTTATTTTAGGCCACTCTCCGATGCGGTTTTTACCCATATCTACCCATATTTGGCGTTTGTGAGGATTCTCGCCCTGGTTTCCTTGTCCAGAATTGTAGCCCGGCCTCTGCTCCATCCACGACATGAAGTGCAAATATAGCTGTCGTATGCCTGGGTCTGTGTCATCACCGGAGAGTTTTTGTGCATCGTTCCAGCAGCTCCGCACTTCGGACACACCTTCACCATGTCTTCTTTGAAAAGTGACAGATTTGGACTTTGAGAATCCCAGGCTCTCAGTCGAAAGTAAACTTCCTCCAACGTGAGAACATCCTGGATATTGTATTCTTTCATTTCTTCCCAGGCGTCCGGGTTACCTTTTGCCGTCTCCATCCAGAGAACCATGCCCGGATATTTTGAGTGGGTTTTTTTCGGAGTACAGTGCAGAAATTCCGCAAGGAAGGAAAGACTGTTCCTGGGTAATTTGAATTCGCGCCTGGCGATTCGAAGTGTGTCGGCAATTCGGAACGGAGAGGGTGGATCGAGGTTGTGTTTTAACGCCCTTCCCTTCATCGTTTTAACATCAAAAGCTCTTCCATTGTGGGCAACCACAACGTCAGCCTTGTCAAAAAGAGCCATCATTTTTTTCGTGATGGATTTATCCGACTTACCTCTCGATTCGTGGTAAATGATTTCCTCATCACCCAACCATTTTGCACCGAAACTGATCACCTTCCCGTACTCAACGACCTGGTTCTCCCCTATCCACTGAGCCTTGAAACTGAAAGTCTTGACTGTGTGGGGAGAAGTCTCAATGTCAAAAAAAAGAACCTTTAGGGGTTTCTCGATGATCTCCGAAATCGTGGCATCCCATTCGAGTTCACCGTAGTGCTGTAAAGCTTTGCGTTGAATCGCCCGGACGGCAATGGAGACTTGCCCAACGTCCTTTCCTACCCGCCGAGCTGTCTCGTTAACATTGGACGCGGATTCACCATACGTTATGTAGATATGACGTTGGAGATCCGTAATTTTCAACGCAAGAAATCTGGCGTCGAATGGCAAGCATTGACGAATCTTCATGGGAAATGACTAGGTTAGACTATGGAGCAACCGGCCAATCAATTTCGTGAGGGAAGCCTTCCTGTTGCGGCACATCCCTGAGCGCCTGTCGATAAGCTCCCATCTCATCACTCATAACCGTGTCCGTTAGACCGTGGAAGTCCGTCACTGCCAACCTAGAGTCTCTGTCTGCCCTAACTGACTTGGCAGCGGCAGCATCGAGCCCATCTTGATAGGCAGTTTCTTGTTCAACTTTAGTATGGGTAACACCGTCGGCATCGGTGTATTCCGAAAACATGTCCCGCTCAACCCACGCATGAACCCAGTTCCCATTAGCGTCTTCCTCTACGCCGTTGCGAGCGTAATGCTTGTACGCCTCTGCGCTTTCAGGTTTTGGTGTAATTAAAACGGGGTCTATCCCAATAGCTTCATGGACGTTTGCGCCCCAAACCTTTGGGAATGATGTGTTCTTGTGCATTGCGCGGATTTCGCCTTGCGACTTGATGTCTCCGCTTTCTCTGATTCTGTATTCGCTCATAGTTGATTGTCCTATGCTATTGCTAAAAAGATGTAAGTGCCTGTATCTACGTTGATTGTCGAGCTTCCTGCTGCTGTTATCTGGAATCCTGAATTGTCTGGGTCGATGTAGTCCGTGCCTGTGACTTCGGCAGCAGTTGTGTTGACAAGTAGGTACGGATCATTGCCTGCAACAATTCCTCTAAGATAGTCATATAAGTACCAGTCACCCGCTGCGTCAGTTCGCTTAATTAAAATAAACCTAGCCCCAGCAGAAAAACCGCAATTAATAGTGGTTAGTGTTCCATCTGCTGTATAACTGCCTACCTTGGATATT